CGATCGTAAAGAAATGTTTGGGATAATACGTCCATTGTTTTTATTTTTTAGGTTTTATAAATCCATGTGTTTTTTTATTTCGATTCGTGCTTTTTTTATCGTTTTGCATATCCCCGAAAATTCAATCCCGGTGATTGCCTCCACCTTTCGGTAACTTCCATGCTCCGCGTAAAGTTCCAACATTTTCGCATCATACCAATAAAGTTTTTGTAAAGGTACAACAATGATTTCAACCGGTTGTTCATCGGCTATATCGGAAAACGATTCTAATGCCGTTTCCCGGCCTTGTAATTTGCGGAATGAACTTCGTTCCCACCTAACCATATTCACAAGCATTTTGGCCACGTATGCAACGAATTTGCCCCTTTGGTACAAATCAAGGATGTCCGTTTCCGGTTTCAATAATAATTCAGTGAACACATGTTGCTTGACATCATCGCGAATATCCGGCGGTTGAATGCGTGAAAGGCATTCCCGTAGATCATCCGATCGGTATAATTGCTCAATAATTTGTTTTGCGTTCACTTGATAAAATTAATTCTTTTTTTATTCCAAATCCAAATACACCAAATACACTACACAAAAACCAATGCACATCGCTTGAAACATAGGCCCGGCGCGGATATACACGAAAAACACCAAAAACACACACCAACTTTCTCTCTCTCTTTCTCTATCTCTATATTTATATAGATAGATATAAATTATATATCTTATAGAAATACAGTGTATATGGTGTATATCCTTTGTGGGCGCGGGTTTCAAATACACATTGAGGTGTATATTGGTGTATTTGAACGTGTATTTTTATATTAAACAAATTACTTTTTGCTATATTTCCCATGCCCCAAACGATTGAACAATGATGCAAATTCCTTGCTCCGGATGGATGTTTCAAAACGCCTGGGCGGCAAATTGATACGCTTGCACGTTTCAACGGCATCTTTTTTGGTGAATTCATCCGGCAACGCCATGTACAAATTGTTCAATTCCGTTGATAAACCCGTTTCCGCGTTTTCGAATAATTTACTGATTAACCGAATTGTTGTTTCGGTGTAGTATTTATACAACCTATTGGCAACGATTACAATGTCTTTTGTGATCACCGGGTTTGTTGGGTTTTGCATTATTGCCACAACTTGCGTGAGCCTCGCAACATAGTTCGACATTTTCGCATGCGTTCCCAAAATAAACCCATCTAAACGATTGGTTATCCGTTCGTTGGCCTCGGTTAATTGAACCTTATGATTATGTCGGTAAAGTTCAACGGCTTCATCCGTAATGGCGATTTTTATAGGTTGAATTTCACCGGTATTAAACCGCCTCGCTTGGTCGAACAATTTTCCCAATATGTTTGTCCAATCGGAATGGATTTCCCGGCGTTTGCTGAATGGATCGGATTCGATGTTTAGTAATTTATAATCCGATTCGCACATCAAAAAACGGGATGCGAATCCGGAATATATTTTATCCTTTGAAAAAATTTTATGAAGGCGTTCCGTTTGCGTACCCATCAAAAGATTGATGTTCATGTTTTTTACAACACGTTCATTTTCCCGGTTGGCCCTTGATTGAACGTAACGGCCACCATTGAACGCTTGCGTCATAAATGAAATTGAATTGTTATCATTTTTGTAGGCCGCCGCGTTCATGATATCTTCGGCTTCATCGATGTAAATTCCAATCCCGGAAGGTTGATCCATACAAAGGGCGATGTAGCCCTCGGTTGTTCCATCCTTTAAAAATGGAATGATGCGTTTCGGCTTGGGTTCAAAAAAATGTTCCTTTGATTTCATGGCCTTTGCTTTGCGCGCTTCCCATTGTTTTACCGCTTCCTCATGGTTTGCGTCCATTTCATCCAGGATCGGCTTCATCGGGTTTTGGCACATTGTTTCATAGGCCGGTGATTTTCCCACGGACATGGGCGCGACAAGGAAACAAAACAAAATGTTTTTTGCGCCGCCGATATCGGATGTATATGATGAACCGGCAAGGGATGAAATAGTCCACAACCCGGCCGTTGCCAAAAATTCCGGGGACATGGAACGTTCGTTCGCCACCTCGAACAATGATTCCCGAATGTGTTCCGGAAATATTTCAAATGGAAATTTTATTTCAACATTTTGTTTTATTCCGATATAATTCAAAACGGCGTTCCAATCGCGTTTTAAATGATAGTATAAAATAAACGATGGCGGCAATGACCATATTTCAAAATCATCTTTGGTATGCCAATTCGGGAAATTTAACATGGACGCGGAAAAAATCAAAACCCGTTTTGATCGTGGGTAAACCTTTGCGGATATCCCATTCGATTCCGATCCCTTGCGCCGGTATGCGATGAACCTATCTTTTTTACTATATCGAAAATTTTTAATCGGAATCAAATCGATTGTTTCCAATAATATTTCAAATGATTCATCCGATATTTCATTATCATATTTGGCCAATTCCGTTTCGAATCCTTTGGGATAATTAACGGCCTTTTGATTCGGATCAAAATCCGGTTTGTATTCATTGAAATATTGCGAAACCCCAATTAAGTAATTGTACTCACTATCATTGAGTATTTCCACATCATTCATCGATTGATGAACTTCGACATAATTCGGCGTTGGGTATGTGTAAATCAACGGGCCGTTGCAATACAACGCAATCACTTCGCGCCCTTCATTGGATTGCGCCAAGTTCATTTTTTTTGGCAATTTATCATATCTTAAAAACACATGATATCCGTTGCTCCGCGTTCGTTCAATGAATAGTTTTCCCAATAGATCGGGCGCATCCGCGTTCACCATTTGCATCCATTTATCGAAAATTGTTTTGTCCGATGTGTTTTTCAAATCAAAATCAAGGGCCGCCCATCCGTTACCGGTTACGATTTGCAACGCGTTATCCGTTGGCAACAATTCGAATTTGGTTTCCGGATTGCTCCAACCCTCTTTTTGATATTTCGGAACGTTATTTTCAATATCCCATTGGAATGGAATGGCGCGCAATCCCAAATCCAAGTAATCGTTGTAAATGTGTTTTAACATGGGATATTCGATTTGAATGGTTCGCGTTTGCTTAATTCATCACAAATGGCATCCGCTTGAAATTCGCTTTCCGCGATGGCAACTAAACGCCATTGATGATCTTTTTTCAATTTTGTTACATGCCAATTTGATTTGATGTATTCCGTCATTGTTTCAATGTGGAATCCGCCTTGCTCGAAAGAAAATAAAATTGCAATCATAAAGATAAAAAAACCTTTACGGGTTCAGGCGTGCAGGCCATCCCCCATAAAGGTCGAAAATGTTTTTGTTAATCGTTCTGCACAACGATATTTCTACAAACATACGATTTTATCATACAATTCAAAAAATTGTTCCGGCGTTCCGATGAATTCATAAATGCCACCGGCTTTGCGTTCCCGGATTTGTTCCAACAATTGATCCGGACGCGGTTTATCCCGGCCTACCTTAATTTCAATTTGAACCGCCTTTCCAAAAATTGTACAGGAAATATCGGCACTGCCTTTCCGCGTTGATGATGGCAACCACTTTTTAACGCCTATTTTTGCCCCCGATGGTTGTTTCTCAACGCCATCTATCAACCGCCCCATTACGTTGATCCTGGTGGCCCGGTGGCCTTTCCATGATAGGTAATTGCAAACAAACGATGTGAGGCCGTTTGCGGTGTCAACCTTCGGAACCTTCGGTTCTAAATAATACCCGTCTTTGTAGGCCGATGGATATTGAATCTTAAACCATTCCAAATGCGCGGACATGTAACGGGGGTGATCAGTTTTTTTTGCCATCGGAATAGGTTTCGGTGTAGTATTTTAAAAAATATGAAGGTTCTTTATCCCAATACTCGGCTCCACCATTTACCAAATCTCTCTGATATTGCATCCATTTAACACCTTGAATGAATGTTTCTGAATGTTGTTCTTTCTCCATTTCTTTTGCCATCTCAAAAGACTTTTCAATTAGTATGCCTTTTTTGTGTAAATGATGCAACCATTCAACTGCCGTTTGTTTTTCCATATTATTATTTTTTAAATTATCCCAAACATTGAATCGCGTTTCTTTTCATCGTTCCGTTTCTTACGTTCCGCATTTTCGCATAATTTACAATAAACCGCCATCCTATCTTTTCGGGCGGTTGATTTGCTGAACATTGTTTTTTCTTTGAACTTATTGCATTTCGGGCATGTTTTTCCGTCCATTGTTATTTTATTTTTGAGTTGTTTCCAAAATGGAAAAGGGTTAAAAAATGAGCCAGGGTAGAAACCCCGGCTCGTTCACAATTAAAAACAAATATCAGAATGGTAGCGAATCAATCTCAACTTGCGCAGGTGCATCCGGTTGCCTTAATTCGGATTTTTTGAAATTACCGATGTAAACTTTTTTCTCTTTTGCTTCGCGTTGTTCCTTTGATTGACGCACCGAAACGGAACCGATGTTCCCGTATTGGTCAACATTTTCATTGATCCAAATGTCGATGTTCAAATACAACTTGCCGTTTTTTGCTTGCGTTAAATTTCCTTTTGGGATGTCGGAAACGCAAATTGATCCATTGAATAACTGATTCATAATTATTGCCGGGTATCGGTTGCCGGTGCCGTTAAAAGTTCATATTGTTCAATTGCTTTAAATATTTGAAAAACCACATTTGGAACGATTGCATTGCCCCCGGCCTTTATTGATTCGTTTCGCCATTTAGAAAAGGTAATTCCGTCCAATCTGGCGGAAATCCCATCATTTCCATCACAAATCGGGGATTGAGTTGGGAAATTTTTCCACCCCGTTCTTGAATATATGGATTTAATATTGTTTCCGCTAAATGTTTTTGTTCTATTCTTTTTTCCCAACTCGGACTTTTTGTTGTTGAATGTTTTGAATCGTGTGTTGTCGGTGTCGGTAACATCCCCATTGCCATTGCTCGCGTTAGTGTTACTGAATGCATTGAACCCTCTTTCACTTGGGTTGATTTCATTGTCGCTGTTGCATTGGTTGCATCCATTGCCATTGGAGTAGGCAACAAACCATACCCTGTCTCTTCTATGGGGGGCGTTGACGGCCGCAGCTGGCAATACATACGGGAATACTTCGTACCCCGCAGCTTCCAGGTCAGTTTGCACTTCGTGGAAAACCAACCCTCCTGACCAATTAACAAGGCCGAAAACGTTTTCGCCCACGACCCAACGTGGTTGAATTTCTTCAATTGCTCGCAACATGTGTGGCCATAAATGGCGTTCATCTTCTTTTCCTTTTCGTTTCCCGGCTTGGGAATATGGCTGGCATGGGAATCCTCCTGTGAGAATATCAATTTTGTTTGCATATTTTGTGAAATCTGATTTTGTAATGTCAGTAAATTGCTCGGCATTTGGCCAATAGTGGTGTAGTACCTTTTGCCCGAATGGATTCCATTCGCAATGAAAAACATTTTCCCACCCCATCCACTCGGCTGCCAGGTCGAAACCTCCAATTCCGCTAAATAGTGATCCATGTTTCATATCGCAATATTTTCCGGAATTCCGTATTTCAAAATTTGCCGTTCCCAAAATTCTGGCGCTTGTCTTATCAACGCCTTTTCGGTGTTTAGCGTTTTCGGACATACCCGAATGATGATCCCGGTGGGCGTGTTGGTTGCCAAACAATACCCGGTTAATTGATTGCCATATCCGAAATGATCAATTGATTTTCCCAATGGCATTTCCGAAACCTTTAAATCAACAATCAACCTACCGGGCCGGATCAAATCAATCCGCCCCTTGTATTGCATCGACAATCCGGCGTGTTCCATGTTGCATGTTACCGATACTTCGGATTGCATGTGTTTTACCAATTCGCCGATTTGGAACAATAATACCCGGGCAATCGGAACAACCAATTCACGATTGGCTCCGTTGTATTTTTCCGGCTCCAAAATATAATTGTGTACGGCGGTTCCCAACATCATTTTTTTAGTCGGTACGAAATCGCCGTTTTTTATTCCGGAATAGGAAAGGCCAGGCAATGCGCGGTATTGGTCAAAATCCAAACCTGGATGAACTTTCAATCGTGTTACTTGCATACTTCAATCGTTTCAATGCCAGGGATTACATTTCCGGTTTCGTTGATATGCTTTGCCAACGCATCCGCCATTTGTCCGATGGTTAACTTTGTCCAGGACTTGACGCGAACGTATTGGTTAACGTATGGCCACAAACGAACAAAGTTTGAAACGATTGTTTTTGCCCATTGCTCCGTTTCATCAACCTTGATTTTGATTTCCTTTTTTACTTTGGGCGTTTCAACGATCATGGTTTCGGCCTCGGCAATCAACGCGTTTGTTGCGGTTTCGAATTCCAAATCCATTTCGAATGCCATTTCGGCGATTTGTTTGTGCTTTTCGATGGATTCGATGGCAACATCAACATTCGCCAAATCGTTGGAATAGGTCGACCAAATTACGGAAATGTTTTTGATTGCCGTTTGTAGATCATCCGCCGGATTGTATTTTTCAATCGAATCATAAATTTCTTTTGCCAAACCATCCGAAACCAATTTCCGGTCGAACTTTTGAAATTCCGGCAATTTCCATTCGTTCAAAATCCTTTTCATGTCTTGAACCATCGCCGGGATGGAATGTGGCGGATGTTTTTCTTTTAGGCAATTCGAATATGATTCCAACGTGATGCGTTCAAGTTCATGGCGATATTGGGCCGCGATTCGGAACCATTCGTTGACAATGTGCGCTTTCAATGCCGCGGTTTCATTGGCGATGGCTTGTTGTTTTTTGGCATTTTCCGCGGCATCAATACGCATTTTTAATTCTACCGCCTCGGCATCCTTAATGTCATCCGCCATGCGTTTTTCAAATGCCGTTGCCGGTGTGATCAATTTATCATCAATCATGCGCGTAAATTCCAAACGTTTGGATTTCGCATCCGCCATCACTTGTTTTGCCGATTTGATATTGTGTTGAACAACATCAAGGGGATTACCATCGATGCCATTCATGTAATCTTGAACGGCCAATTCGGCCCGTTGCAATTCATCAAACAACGCGGTTTTGATATCCGCTAACTTAATCCATCCGGATTGTACGGGTGTTAAATTCATAGAATAAAGTTTTCTTTGTTTTTAGATTGATTTGCAACATCCATTTGAAGGCGTTGGCCTTCGGTCAATTCAACGTTTTCAATTGCCCATTCGAACAATGTCAATTCGGAACCGGTTGCCATTTGACCGGCTTCAATCCCGGCGCAAAGTTTTTCGAATTGTTCCGGTGTTAATGATCGTTTTGTTGACTTCGGCGTTTCGATAACTTCGGCGGTTGTTTCTTCGGTTACCGATTCCATTTCTTCGGGAACATAAACCGGGTTTTCGTAAATGTCGGGCGTGTACCACTTAACGCCATTTGACATGGCGCGCGCGAATAACATGTTTTTCGGGAATCGATCAATGTTTTTGGTTCCGGCTTTCTTTGCATCTTCAATGGTGAATGTGGAAACCCCCAATGAATTCGAACCCTGGAAATATTCGATTGAACAAATTTTATCCGAATGTTCCAATACTTTGTAATCATACTTACCAAAACCTTTAACCCTGGCGGCCATTAATCCGGCCCCGATGGTGGGCTTTCCTTGAATGATATGAATTCCCGACATGGCGGCGAATGGTGAAATTCCCATTTCGGCCCCGGCCATGATTTTCACAACGGCTTGTTGTGCCGATTTGATGTCGGAAAACATCCCGGATTTGAAAAACGTTTCGCCGATTGTTAGCGCATCGGCCGCGCTTTTTACGATTTGATTCATGTTGTGGGTTTTTTTATGATTCTAATGTAGGAATAATTAATGCTTTGACGGCCTTTGTTAACGATCCGTATTTTTTAACGATTGCTTTTTTATCGGCATCCTTTAAATAGGCCGATACCAATTTCGCGTGTTGATCGGCCGGGATTTTCTTTCGACCTGGTTTCAATTTTTCCATGTGTATGTTTTTTGATTTGATGCAAATATAGGGAATATTTGATGTAAAAAATAAAATAAAAAATATTTTTAAAAATGTTTTGTAATATTGTTTTTTAGTTTATCTTTGAATTCACAATCAAAAACACAACAACATGAACACACAAATTTTAACCAACGAACAAAAAATCGTTTTTACGGCAAAAGGTGGTCAATTAGGTGTAACATATTTTATAGGTGCGCCTGAAGTTGATAAAGTAGGAAGGTTTGGTAAAAAAAGAGCATCATGGAAAACTTTCTTAATCAATGAAAATGGTGAAAGCAATTATAGTGAGTTCACAATTAGTTTTGTTGGCGCAATTTCGAGTGTAAAACTTGAAGGAATTAAAATTTCTAAATCTCAATTTGATAAAATTATAAAATTTTAATCACCCTGGGCCGGCCTTCCGGCCCCACAACATCAAATCAAATGCAAAAGTACATTTCAACCTACATCGCCGAATTCATCGCCGGAATCGAAATCACAAAATCAAAACCGGCGAAATGCGATTGTGGCGAAACATACACATTGGTAACTGATAACGATGAATACATCGTTTGCGATTCATGTTCCGATTTTTATAATTCAAAAAACGTAAAATCTTAATCATGTCCGGAAAACACAATTCAAAAACAATTTTAACATGGGCAATCATTCTCACAATGCTTTACATAGTTGGGCAACTCCAGGATCAGTTTTGCCGGTAACGCCTTACGAAATTTGGCAATCGGAACGATATGGAAATTTTATTTCCGAATCGAATCCAACGCCACCGGAACCAAGCAAAACATTTTTTGAATATCAAATTGAAATCTATGAGTTTAATGAAGTACATAATCAATGAAAACGGCCCGATCTTATTTCCGGTTGATGTTCCACATGAAACATTTACCGGCGAAATCAAATCATCCGGATATTGTTCGTTTTGGTTCAGCATGATAACGGAAAGGTTCGAGTGCTTTGCAACGCCGGAACCGACCGCAACCCCAAATGATCACGTTATCATTGAAAACTTTTTAAACGATAAAAAATGAATAGGTTAATTCTATCGATCGAACCGGATTCGACATCCGATGATCAAATCAAAAAGGTTTGCCTGGTTGCCGATTCCATATCCGGCGCAATTGTTTTCGCGGACAATGAATTCAATTCTATTGCATCCGTTGAATTGTCCATCCCGGACGCAAAAAAATTAGCCAAAACAATCATGGAATATTATGGCTAAAATAGTAGCAATATGGATTCGATGCCGTTCGTGCCGAACCCTTTACACCATCTCACATTTAAAACAATCAACATGCCCGAAATGTCATGCCTTAAATGGCCCGAAATGAACACCATTGAACGCCATAAATTGATCGGCGAATTAATCGATGCGATGATCTATTCCGAAAACGCCGTTGCGATTCTCAAAGATTGCGTTGAAGGTTTCCGCGCCGCCGGTTACATAAAATCCATAATTTTACCGGACAATCAAACGCTTGAAAATGGTATCTAATTTCATAACCTCGATTCATCATTTGCGCATTGCCACCGAATACATGGATGATATTGTCCGGCAATACCCCGGTTCCCGTTCATGTGTTTTGTTCGATAACTATTCCAAAAAATGCAAATGGATACTTCGCGACATTGCCACCTATCCCCATTTTACCGATGAAATCCGGGATGGCATCCAATCGGAAATAAATTCCGATCCGCTAACCTATCGCGCCATCATGGAACGCATTTCATTGCTCACGCCTGATCAACGCAATTTGATGGAATTCGTTATTGATGATCTGTTGAATGGCAAACAAATTAAAATCCAGGTCGATGAAAAATAATATTAAACTAATTGTGCAGGTTATTTTCTTTTTTGTCATCGCGATTCCAACGGCCATTTGTTTCTACATTGCCAATGAAATATTTTACATGTTAAAAAAAATCATCAAATGAAAATAACGCATTCAATCCAGGAATACATCGATAAAAACGAAAGGCGGAAAAATGTCCGTTGGCGGATTCATGGCGGCAAATGGTTCTTTGAATTGTTCCCCGGCTTTTGGCAACATGAACATTCATTCGACCGGTTTTTCCCGAAATATGATTTTAGCCGCTTCAATGATAAGGGATCAAACCCGGACAAAACTAAAATCGTATGAAAAAATATGCGTTAAAATGCCGCACAATGTCCGGAAATACTTTGTTTTTTTGCCATCAATACGTTGCCGGTTCCAAACAAAACGTGTTTGTTTCTAATATAAACCAGGCGTTGTTTTACTATGAACACCAAATCGGAACGGCGGAAATTGAATTAATCAAAACAATGTCAAACTATGGAATTAAATCCTATACAATTGAAATTTTGTAAATATTGCAAGGAAACCAAATCACGCGATTTGTTCCCGGTTAACATCATGCTCAATGATCACCGCGAAAACAAATGTAAAAAATGCCGTTCCGAATATGATAAAATGAAACGCGCCAAACGGAACGCGGATCGCGAAATATCACATTTTTAGTAATTGGAATAAATCGTTTTCCCGTTTACCCTTGACGCGCGCAATATTTGTTTGCGTTGCTTGCCGGTTGTTTCGTATGAAACATGAACCCAATCCGGGTTTTGTGCATCGCCGAATTCGTAGATCAACTGATCAAAAACCAGGTTATCCTTGATGTAATCAAAAACCATGCGATTTGTAACGCCATGTGGCGTGCCGTCCATGTCGATATCAATAGCCTCACCGGAACAATGTTGAGAGGTTGCAGAACCGCCGATTGCGGCGTTTAATTCCTTTGACCGGTACCCGGATGAAATAATGATAGGACATCGGAAATTCATCCGTATTGGCTCGAATACTTTTTCCGCCAACACCTTATAATTTGCGATGTGTTCCGGCGTTGGCATGTTTGAAATTCCTTTCCGCTTTGCGGATTCCGACCGCGTTACTTCGGCCAAATCTAAATGTTCGGATAATTTCATTTTTTAAGTTTTAGGTAAACATACCCGGCAATCGCCAGGATCAAAATAATAAGCCATCCGGCGCGTCTTTCGGCCTTTCGTTCCCATTCTATTGCCTTCGCATTTGATACCGCCAAATCGGCCTGGATTAAGTTTAAACGGGCATTGTCCACAACAACGGATTTGATTGTGTCATGAATGGTTATTGATTTGATAATGTCCCGGTATTTTAACCGCGTCAAATATGTTGTGTCATTCCTGGTTTCAACCTGGATCGTTGTATCATTTTGAACCAATGTATCAACCTTGATCGTTGTATCGGATTTCACAATGTACGTTGTATCGTTGGCGCAATAACCCCCGGCAACCACAACCTTTGCAACGGCATCAAGTTTGTTTTGATCCTTCAAAACTTGCTTTACCGGATTGCACGAAAAAAGCCACAATATCAAAAATAAAAATATTGCAATCAACAAAATAACGTTGACGGGATCAATCTTTATTTTCATCTTTTTTGAATATTTTTTCGGCGGATGTCAATCCCAACGCCGCGAATGCCAATGATGCCACCGAATAAACAAGGGCCTCCGATGGTTCGTTTTGTTCCGTATGGTTGGCGTATAATGTCCAACAAAGGAACCCGGCGCACATTACCCCCACCAAACGTTTCGATGATGCCTGGCCGTTTTCCGCAACAAAACCCGATAAAAAACTAACTACCTTTTTCATATTCGGTTGAATCTATTGATTGAATGGAATCGGTTGTTGTGCGTTTCCGGCCCCAAAAATTGGTTTTTTCTTTTATGATAATCGTATCATGAATGATGATCGTTTTCACAACCTTTGCGGAATTCTTTAACAATTTAAACGCCTTCAAATCATTTGCGTTTTGTTGTTCCTTTACATGAATCACATGATCAACCTTTCGAATCAATGTTGCAATGGTATCCGTACGGGAAATTGATTTTTGCAATATCGTATCAACTTGATCAACAACAATTGTTGATTGTTGTTTTTTATCACATGCCACAAATAACAATATGCAAAAAATGTATCTCATTTGATCGCCCCCAATTCTTTCAATGTTAAAAGTTTGGCGGTTGTCGCAGCCAACAATGAATCCGAACGTTTAAGTTGAACCGATAGCGCATCGATTTTAAACTCCAGGTTTTCAATCTTCGCCCCTTGCTTTTCTATCTGTTCCGTATACTGCAATTTTTGATCAATATACAAATACCCGATAGCAAATAAAGTGATAAACAAAAATCCTTTAACCGGATCTTTGCTGAATTGCTCAAATGACAAAGGAAATGCCTTCATAACATAAAAAGTATTAATACGCATTTGTGGCGAAAAATACTTAATTGTTGCAATTAAACAACAACACCATTCCGGAAATGAAATGGTGTTATTGTTTTTTACTCGCCGACTTTTTCCTCTTGCAATTTCTGCGCGATCTTTTGATTGATTTCCTGGAGTTGCTTTTGCAAATGCTCGATGTTTGCCAAACAATCGTATGCCTGGGCTTTCAATTCGATTAATTCCATGTTGTTTAATTTAGATATAAAATTACAAAAAATTTCATTATGGCAAACCTTGTAATGCGGGAATTGCATAAATCTGCCCATCAATTTCAACTTTGATATAATAATCGGGCGTTATTGCTGCACCACCTTTGCTCACACTAAACATTGTTGTAAAATCAACCTTTAAATTGAGCAATTTTGATGATGCACCACTCGCCGTATTTGTTGCGTTAACATCAATCAATGACGGGTTTCCGGTTGTGTTCCACGTTGTATCTAAATACAAGGTTGGTTGAGATGATGATCCACTAACTATTTGTCCGCTGCCATATAGATTGCTATCAATACCGGAGTTTGAATTGGATACCAATCCACCACTCAAAGCAGCAATTGCGCCCGCAACAGTCAATTTATAATCAACAAAAGTTAAAGTACCAATGCCGACATTGGTTCCGCTTTCATAAATTAAACTATTTCCTAATGCCGTTGCACTTGTCCATTTGGATAGATAGTTGGTAGTTCCGCTACCCGTCACGCCACCGCCGCCGGCGGTTGCCCAGGATAAAACAGAACCATCAGTAGTCAGGAATTTGCCACCATTACCCGTTTGTAATGGCAGCAAATATCCCGTACCGGTTAACCTTGTAATGGAACTCATTAGATAATGGTCAGGTTAAGTTTCTCCGCACTCCAATTGTAAATCCAAGCGTTGATCGCCATTGCAGGTTGGTCACCCCACTCTTGATAGCTGACCCCATCAATCGTGAGATTGCCTTGAGCAACTTGCTCTCCTTGTGATTCAACACCTTCAGCATCTACAACTTTGGTGAATAGTTGCCAATAGTTCGTTGCTGAATTTTCATAGTTGTCATTAATGCAAGTAACTTGAAAATACTCCGCTTGTTTGCTTTCGCCATTTACCCATACATTGATAGGTGAGATTTGTTTTGCCATTTTATTTAATTTTAAAAGTTTACCATGTTGCTATTGCCGTTCTTTTCCATGTATTTGTTGCAGTACATACATAAATATAATCTGCATCAATCCTTATTTCTCCAAGTGTTCCTGTTGCTGATGCATTTGCAGGTGCGGTATTTAATGCTGATAATCTAAATTGTGTTGCCGTTACACTACTTGAGAATGTTGCTGCTCCACTCACCATCGCAGTTCCGTTGACATCAAGTAAGAATGTTGATTCGGTAGTTGTTCCCAAAAGCAATCGCCCTGCTGCGGTGAGTCGCATCCTTTCGTTTGTGGGTTGCGTAACTATATTACCAATAGTTGAACCTGAATAAAATGCAATTCCTTGTGTTGATGCAATTTGAAGAAATGTAGTTGTAGCGGTATCAATACCAATCGCTGAATGTATCGTTCCTGATGATTCAATTCCTATTGCTGCTGCAACACTACCATTTGGAACATTAACATTTATTCTTCTTGGTGTGTTGGTTGTGAATATTGATAAGTTTCCTGCACTCACAAAAGTATTTCCGCTAATTTGTGTAGTACCAACTACATCTAACGCGTGAGTTCCTACCGATGTTGTTCCGATTACAAGTTTCCCTGCAAGATAGTTGTCAGCAGTGCCATTCATGAACAGATTCCAACGATTTGTGCCGTTAGGAATGTTTCCGTAGAATCCGAAGTTGTTTGTTCCTTGAATTAAAGTGCTACCTGCGTTAAAACCAAACATATTGTTTATAGTAACAGTTCCAGGCTTTGTAGCACTTTGGGCAAAATAACCTGTTATATTAGGAATAGTATATGTTCCTGATGCTATATCCTGACTGCTATTGAATGCAATATATTCTGTGCTATTTGTAGAATTTAATACTTGATTTGCATAAAATCCTATTGATGTTCCTTGTGTTGTACTGCCTCCAACTCTTATACCAATTACATTTGATTTCCCATTGGTAGATACAAAAATCATTGCATTATTAGCACTCGTTGAATTTACCAATAAATCACCACCCAAATAATTCGGTGCAGTCCCTACCCCATACAATCCCCAACCGCTATTGTTTGACCATTCAATTGACCGCCAATCAGCAGCAGCGGTTATTGTATGGTTGACATACAATCCTCTTGAAATGCCATTAGCACCGCCCGTTTGATTGATATCACCTCTTAATTCAACATTTATAAATGTACGATTGTTGACGCTATTTTGCGTAAAAAATCTTTGAAACAATGCGTTTGTTTGATTTTGACTTGTATTTCTTGCATCTGTAAGAGTAAAAAAAGAATATCCGCCAGCATAATTTTGATTTAAAAATTCTAATCCAGCATTTTGTCTATTTTGTATTGTCCAATACTGAAAACTACTATTAAGTTTTAAAATAACATCTCCATTATTTGATAATGTATCAGCTGGACCATCCCCTATGGAAACAATACCATTATTTTGTACTCTTAATAAATTCGTTCCTGAACTATTCTGAACTTGTAATCCTATTGTCGCACTCGTTGCTCCACTCCCCTTTATAAACGCATCACCCTGCACCTGCAAACGCTGACCGCCATCGGAAAATGTGCCTCCGTTTTGGAGGATAAAATTACCATTTGTTGAAAACTCACCACGCTTTAATGCACCAGTAAAAAATCCAAATGGATGCGATGATAAAGTACCGACAAAACCTTGCGTTGAACCCATTGCAAGTCTAAGCGAATTAGAACCATCAATTATATCTAACTCAGCGTTTCCCGATGATTGTATTCTTGTTTTTCCTCTTATGTCTAAAGTTGCACTTGGCGAATTAGTCCCAATCCCCAACCTTGAGTTCGCAGCATCCCAAAACAGATTATTGCTCCCCGTCTGACTATTCGTTCCATTCCAATATGCAACTTGTCCCGTTACACCGCTACCGCCTACCTTACCGCTAAACGTACTCCAATCAGCACTACTCAATGCACCCCTATTGGTTGCACTTGCAGTTGGAAGGTTAAATGTATGTGTATCTGTTGCTGAAGTAATCGCAAAGTCTGTTCCACTTGTACCCGTTGCAAAGTATTGAGTATTTGCAGTTAAACCATTTAAAGCACTTACTCCACCTGCGAAGTTTGTAATTATCTCACATAAATGTGAATTTTCGGTGTGCATTGTAATAGTCCTACCACCCGTACTATTGACAATGTAAACTCTTATTGCTAATCTATCAGTAGATAATAAAGTTGTCTGAGGAATTGCTAATGAAGTCAAATACAAATCAATGATAGTCCCACTTGTAATTGCTTCAGGAACTGCTGACGATGA